AGCTTGTTCAGTATCTTCTACTGGAGCTTCTTCTGGTTCTTTAATTGCGTCTAAACTGCTGCCTATTGAACTTTCTAAAACAGCATCAAGACTCATTGGAGCTTCTGCTGATTCCTGTACTTCAGGAGTGCTTACTTCTTCCATTTTGTAGTTCCTTTCAAGAACTTATTGTTGCCAATTAGTAGGTTTAGCACTACTTGTGCGTGCTGTTCCTGCCCAATCGTTTCCTATTTGACGAACTTTATGTCGTCTTTCATGGTCTTTCAATCCAGACCTGCTACTTATAACAGATTTGTCTATAGGACTCACAAACTCTTGTATATCGGACATAACCTGTAAAGATTTACCACGTCTGTTTTTTCTATTCTTTTGGTATTCTTTACCGCCTGACCAATCTATTGTTTCGTAGTTAGTTATATAATTCATTACATTAATTTCTCCGTTAATTTAATATCTGAATTTAATAAAGCTAAATCTTCTTTTAAAGCGTTTCTTTCTCTTGAAAGTTCTGCTTCTGATTGTATCTTAGTCATTTCAGCACCAGTTTTAGCTTGTATATCTGCTAATTTACCTTCTTGCTTCATTTTCTCACGCATTAACTCACCTTGTATCTTAGCTTGTGTCATTTTTTCATTTTCACTAGGCTGTGGTGGTGCTTGCATTTGTTGTTGTGTTTGTTGCATAATAGCTTGTTCTGTTTGATCTATTACTTCTTCAAAATCTCTACCGACTTTCCATGCACCAACTAAAAACCTTAAAGATTGAAAGGCAATAGGTGTTAGCAAAGGATTAGCATTTGATATAGCTATTGCTTTCTCTAAATAAGAACCCATAGTCTGTAAAAACTCTATTCTTGTTTGTTTTTCTGCATTTTCATCAGTAAATACTGTAGAATCTGTTTCTACATCAATATTATACGCTCTTAATTTATCATCACGCATAATTTGCACCATTTCAGGAGTAACTTCTATGCCTGTAATAGCTTGGAGAGTTTCTGGTTCGTAATGCTCTGCTACAATTTCTGCTTTAATTCTAAATAAATCTCTAATGTAGCGTTCTATCTCTTCTTGTCTTTTACGCATACGCATACTACCAAATTGTGCTTTTAATTGCTGTGCAGTAGCTGTTTCACTAGCTTTAGTATTACCTCGTAATAAATCCGATATGCCAGTAACTTCGTATATTATCTCTAAAATTTGTGTTCTTTGTGTGTATAACCCTTGTAAAACCATGCTTATTGGAGAGATATCTTCTTGTTGAAATACTCCTGCTAAACCACCTTTTTGGGCTAATATTGAGAAATTCTCTGATGGTATAAAGTCATTATCGCCAGCATTAGCTAAGTGTGATAATTCAGGCACACTTGCGTCATATACGCCACGTCTTTTTAAACCTTCTATTAAATTAGATATTCTGCTTGTTACTCTGTCTAATTCTTCTGCTTGGTCTTGATACAAAGTAAATTCAGGAATAGGAACACTTGTTTCGTTTGTTCTAACAGCTAACATTGGTGTTGGAGTTGGGTAAAAATTCTCTAATTCATAAGGGTCATCATCAACACGTATAACTTTATCGTAGCCCTTGGATATATAATACCTTTTGTATTTTACTCTATCCCAAATTTCCCATATTTCTGCTCTTTTAAAGACTTCTTCAGAACCATAATCTTTTTCGTCTGTATCTGGCGACCAATTTAAAGGTATATCATTAACACCAGAAAAACCTTTTTCTTTTAATTGATCTCTTGTCCATAGGTGTCTACGAGCTTTCCAATTAACGTCTTCTGGTCTTTTAGAAGGGTTTTCTCTGTAATCTTCCCAATGCACATAGTCAAAGAAGCATTTTTGCTCTGCTACTCTTTCTTCTTCTACTTCTATAATAATTCTTTCGCCAAATTCGTTAATTTGTTCCATTTCTACAGTTTCTTTAACAAATACTGGCTCGTATACCACCCAAACTACACCTCTTCCTGGCAATAAGTAGTCTTCTAAAGCTGCTTCTATAGGTTTATTAGCATTATACATATCATTTGCATACGTTAATGTTCTTTCTAAAACTCTAGCTATATCTTTAGTTACTGGGTTATTATCGGCAAAACGTCTTCTTACATCAGGTTTCGCCATCTTAGCAAATAACGCTCCTTTTAAGGTTTCTGTATTTGCCCATAATATATTAAATTTCTTTTCTGCACCAATGCCATAACCATCTACATTTCTTTCATCTCTGTAGCGTGCTACAACCTGTCTTCCTCTTTTACGCCATTCTTGTTCTGTTTTATCAGCGTTTTCTAGTTCTATATGCCAATATTGAGCTGTTCCTTGCTCTAATTCTAGTGCTGATCTAGTGTCTTCATTAGCCATCTATTTTTTTCCTAGAAAATTTATTTTTTTTTAGTTTTTTATTTTCTTCTTCTTCTTTTTTTTCGTTTTCTATTGACTTCTTATAAAAAGTATAATCAGTTTTTATATAATTACCATCATAAAGTTTCATATTCTTGGTTGTTTTCTGTTTTTTTCTGATTTTAAGTGCAATTCTACCATTTCGTCAAGTGTTGGTTGTTTAAATAATTTTTCTAAAGCGGTTTCTTCTTTAGCTTTTGGTTTTAAATTTTTATAAGACATAGCTAAATATCTAAAACTATCACTTGCATGTGATGCCCAATTATGAAGGGGGCTTCTTTTAAAAACACGCTTAACATCATCCCATTCTCTTTGGTAATTTCTTAAAGCATTAAGACCATTCTCACATTTTTCTTGGTCAAAATAACAATGTTGTAGTAGTAAACGTGCTGCATTAATACCATCATCTACTTTATGCATTGGTACTATTCTAGGTCTTCTGCCCATATTAACTAAAGTTTCGGCTCTTGTTCTTCCTGTGCCTAATTCTCTAACTTTAGCGTCATGTGGCAAATAATCATCTCCCCAATAGTTATATGGCATATCTTCCATAACCTTAACATAATGGTCTAAGCCTACTCCGCCACTTTCATAGTAATCAATAATGCGGATTTCTCCCATAGTAACTTGAAAAAACCATAAAGCACAACTATCAGATATACCTAAATCCCATGCAACATGCACAGGCAATGCTTCGTCATGTTCTAATTTTGTTATTCTTCCATCTTGTTCTGCTTCTATAACAAGATTACCATAGTATGCACCTTTGATAGCCGCAGCCCAACTGCACTCAAACTCTTGCATATACTCATCTTCACCCATTTGTTGTTTAGCTGCTAGTAATTCTTTAGGGTCTACCACTTCTGTTTCTGACGCTTTGTATATAACTCTGTACCAATCAGGGTCATGTTTAGCATCCTCATATAATCTCCAAAACTGGTTTCTTCCTTTAGGTGTACCAATAAATATAGCCCAACCTTTTCTATCTACTAATGCTGGTCTTACTACTTCTGACCAAACTCTAGGGCTCATATCGGCATACTCGTCAAGTATTACGCCATCAAGATAAATACCACGCAACGCATCTGGATCATCCCCAGCTCCGTATAAGCGAATACGACTACCATTTAATAAATCTACTCTTAATTCCGATTGATTAATCTTAGTGCCTGGAATATCTCTGGTATAATATACAAGATAATCCCAAGCCACAGCTTTTGCTTGTCGGTAGTACGGAGCAATATACGCATATCTACCATCATTACGTTCTGTTTTAAGTTCTAAGGCTTTACGTAATAACTCGGTAACAGCATACACAGACTTACCCCAACGTCTATGCGACACACAGATTTTAAATCTTTTATTATTCTGATGCAGCTTTGCCTGTAAAGGTCTAGGCGTATACGGAATCGTTACATGCATTACTCAATCCACGATACTGGAGCACCTACTGGAATATTTGCACAATAGTTACTATCTCCTTGTCCTGCTTGTATGGCAAACGGAGTATTATTGTTGGTTGTCTGCCCTACTGGACAAGTACAACTTGCTACTTCAACACCATTAATTTTCCCTATTCTTTCACACAAGAAACTAAAGCAATTCGCCATCT